GATAACTCTATCATTTATTGCGACATTCCTTATTTAGGCACAAGGGAATATGATAAGAATAAAAACTTTAACCATAGCGAGTTTTTTAACTGGGCAGCAGATTCAATTCACCCAGTATTTATTTCCGAATATAATATAAGCGACAAAAGATTTAAGTTGATACGGAAAAAAGAAGTTAAGTCAGCTATGGCAGCTAAGGGGTCTACTAGTGCAACTGAAAAAGTATACTGCAATAAAATAGCTTATGAAAAACTATTATCAATGAGAAAAAAATGACTCTCCAAGAATTTGCAATATCACTACAAGAATTAATAGCAGATACAAACGCAACGCCTACAGAGATAGACTTTGAACTGGAAAAGGTTCAGTTAATGATGATGCGTGAGCACTTAAATAAGGTGGTTGAGTGATGGCACTAGGTAGACCAACAAGTTACAAAGAAGAATATTGCCAAATGCTTATAGACCATATGGCACAGGGTTTAAGCTTTAGGTCATTCGCAGGGTTGATAGGCGTTCATTTTGATACATTGTATGAATGGGTTAAGGTTCACCCCAGTTTTTCCGACGCCAAAAAGATTGGACTACCAAAAGGGTTGCTTACTTATGAGAAAACTATATGGGCCGCCACTCATGGAAAGATACCTAACTTTAATAATACTGCTGCAGTTTGGTTTGGGAAGAACGTCTATTCTTGGGCAGATAAGAAAGAGTTAGACGTGACCAGTAATGGTAATTCGATAGGTATCACAATAGACGATAATGATTCAGAACTTTAATAAAACAAGAAAACAAGTCGAAGCTACTAAGCTAATGGGAGGTATCGCTAAGCACATGATGTTGTTTGGCGGCTCGTAATCTCGCTCTGGTAAAACATTTCAAATAGTAAGAGCAATTGTAATTAGAGCGTGCAAAGAAAGATCACGCCATATCAGTTTAAGGCTCACATTTAACTCTGCCAAAACCTCTATCTGGTTAGACACGCTACCTAAAGTTTTAAACCTTTGTTTCCCAGATCTACCCGTTAAATGGAATAGAACAGACTATTATATAACTTTCCCTAATGGCTCTGAATATTGGATTGGTGGGCTAGACGATGCTAAAAGAGTCGAGAAAATATTAGGCAAAGAATATTCAACAATGCATTTCAATGAGTGTTCGCAATTATCATATTCGTCCGTTCAGATGGCGCTAACAAGGCTTGCTGAAAAAAACAACTTAGTTAAAAGAATTTACTACGATCAAAACCCTCCTAAAAAAAGTCATTGGTCATATTATCTATTTGAGAAAGGATTAGACCCAATCGATAATGAGCCAATAGATAGGCCTGAAAACTATTCTAAAATATTAATGAACCCTATTGATAACTTAGACAATATTGATGAGGACTATTTGAATATGCTCAAGTCTTTACCTGAGGCCGAACGCCAAAGATTTATGCTTGGAGAGTATGGTGACTCAAGCGATGGGCAAGCATACTATTCTTTCGATAGAGAGAAGCATGTCCAAAAGACAGTGGTAGAAGGCGGTTCGACATTTATAGCTTTGGATTTCAATGTGGATCCAATGACAGGAGTTATAGCTCAGATATACGATGATAAAGTTTGGGTACACGATGAAATGTTTTTAAGAAACTCAGATACATACAAGGCTTGCGAATATCTTAAATCTAAAAAGTATTTTGGCTCAGTTATACCTGACTCTACTGGTAAGAATAGAAAAACGTCAGGGCAATCAGACTTTGACATACTGGAAAGCAATGGGTTTAAAATAGAGCCTTGTAAAAATCCGTTTATCACAGATCGGGTAAATAATATCAATAGACTATTTCAGGCCGGAAGAATTATAATTAATCCGAAAGCAAAAAAACTTATCAATGATCTTGAGAAGGTAAGTTGGAAAGATAATAAACTTGACCAAAAGACTGATAAGATGCTTACGCACATATCGGACGCTTTAGGTTATTTGTGTTACTGGTATGAGCCAATGAAAGGCAAGGTCTGGGAAACTCCAAGGGGAATTAGATAATGGACATTACACTAAAAGAAGTTGCTAAAAAGATTATCACCGACATTGAATCAATTGATGTATCACAACGGCGTGACGATGAGTATAAGGCCTACAAGGTGAGTGAAGGTGCGCAGAAAGAGTTTGTTACAGATAGATTGATGGCAAGCTATGAAGTGTCTTATAAAAAAATGGCAATTAGTGATGTTAGCTTCTCCGGCAAAATATTGTCTAAGCAATCTAAAGCATATAAAGAAAGCCCTATTAGGCATTTAGAAAACGAAACTGCTCAAGAGAGACAGTCAGAGATATATCAAGATGGTAAGTTTGATCTTGCTTATAAAGAGTTTGATAAAGACTTTAACCGTCAACGGTTTGGGCTATTGTGGGTTTGCAAAGAAGAAGAGCAGTTTAAGCTTAGAAGCCTAAAAGGTTTCGAGTTTGCAGTTATACGTGATCAGGAAACAGGCGAGCTAATAGCAGTTATATTAAATTATCCTGATACAACTATCACTGGCGGGGCAGATGGCGTAGAGCAATTAGTTGCCGAGGATCAAGCTGACACTAGCGCACAGACTAAGGTCTATGCAATGTGGACAGCGACTCATCAGGTAGTTTGGAAAGTTACAATTACTAAAGACGCTGATAATAATCCTGTAAAAGAAATGTATCTAGTACCCAATGAAGAGAATCCAACTAACTTAAATCCACTAGAGAGACTTCCTTTCGTATTTGCATCCAAGTCAAGCGCAATAGATTTACCGTTTATTAACCCATTAACAGATCAATCAATTGAGCTTAATGCTAGATTATCTTGCTTATTAACAGCATCAGAGAAGCATGGCTTTGGTCAATTCGTTTTAAAAAAGCCAGAGGGATTAGACTTATCTGAAATTGAAATGGGCTGGGATATTGCTTTAACACTTCCTCTAAAAGAAAATGTGGAGCAACAACCTGATGCTAGTTATATAAATGCTAACCCTGACTTAACTGGTATGAGCCAAGTTATTTATGATTATGCTGAAGCAGTTGCAAGTGAACATGGTTTAGATATGTCAGCAATCAAAGGCACTAAATCCTTCTCGAGCGGAATCGAGCGCCTCATTTCTCAGAGTGACGTCCAAGATATTATTAGCTCTAACCAACAAATATATGCAGACGTTGAAACAGAGGTATACTCGATAGTTCAAGCATACTTAGAAAGTGAAGGCGAGAATATTTTAAAAGATCAAGATATGAGTGTATCTTTTCAAAAGCCTAAAGTATTAATCACTGATAAAGAAGTTTTAGAAAACATTGAAAAGAGAATGGCGCTAGGGCTTATAACTCAAAAAGAAGCTCTCCAAATAATTGATCCAAACTTAAATGATAATAAAGTTAAAACTTTCTTTGGAGATGAAGATGGTCAAGATTCAGAAGACGGTTAAGCTAGATTTATCCAAAGTACCACCTCATAAAAAGGCTAAAGCCAAGCGTGATGTATCTGAATACATAGAAGAAGAGATGCTTGTTAATCTAAGCGCAGGCAAGAGTATTGTTAAAGGCGAAAAATTCAAGAAACTAAATAAAGAATATGCCAAAGAATTTAAAAATGGCAACCGAACACCAAACCTATTATTAGATGGTGACATGCTCGACTCACTAACGGTTAGGCCTCAAAAAACAGACTCAGTATTAATTAAAATAGGTAGTGATCAAAATGACAAAGCCGATGGGCATTGCAATTTCTCTGGAAAATCTAACCTCCCTAGAAGAAGATTTATTCCTAAAGGAAAACAAAAGTTTGATAGCGATGTTGAAAAAGAAATCAAAAGAATAGTTAGTAGTTATGCTAAAAAAGTTAGCAAGCCCAAACCAACACAAGCATCTGCCCCGCCAGATATTATACCAACGTCACCAATAGAGGTTGAGCCGGTATCAATAGACTTGGGCGTGGGTACGCTATTAGAATCTGAGTTTAACCTAATGTTTGAGAGGTTTTTAGATGGCAAAAATTAATCTAAATGGTTTTAAAAAGATTCGAAATGAGCTTAGAAAAGACAAACTCTATCACAGCATAGGTAAAACTGCTGTACGTGAAGTTAAGAAATCAATC